AGTCATTCCCTGGAAGTATACTTTTTTAAATCCCTTGTATGTTGATGTGGCTGCTGGGCCGTTGTCATCTTTTGTTCAAAATAAGATGTATGAATTAGTCTTGCCAGGAAATTTAAGAAAACTTATAAATGCTCCTAAGAATGATGCAGAAAAACAAATTGTGGCACAATTGCCAGATCAAATTATTGAAGCTGCGAAGTCAAAAAAGAAATATCCATTAGACCCTTCTAGAACTAAAGTATACCATTATAAAAAAGACGATTGGCAAACGTGGGCTTATCCTATGATTTATGCAATCATGGATGACATTACGGTTATCGAAAAACTAAAACTTGCCGATATGTCTGCATTAGATGGTGCTATTTCCAACATTAGAATATTTAAGCTTGGTAATTTAGAACATAAGATCGCTCCAACCAAAGCTGCTACATCTAAACTAGCACAAATTTTAGGTAATAATGTTGGTGGCGGTACAATGGATTTAGTTTGGGGTCCTGATATTGAACTATTAGAATCTAAAACTAATGTACATCAATTTTTAGGAGAGGGTAAATACACCCCTCATTTAAATGCTGTATATGCTGGTCTGGGTATTCCTCCAACGCTTACTGGTACATACGGTGCTGCTGGTACAACCAATAATTTTATTAGTCTTAAAACACTTACGCAAAGATTACAGTATGGTAGAGATGTGCTGGTTCAATTTTGGCAACACGAAATAGAACTAGTACAAAAGGCTATGGGCTTTAAATATCCTGCCAGAATAGAATTCGATAGAATGGATCTTAGTAACGAAGAAGCTGAAAAGTCGTTGCTGATACAACTAGCAGACAGAAACATTGTAAGTGATGAGATGGTTAGGTCTAGATTTGGTCTTGATCCAGACATGGAAAAACTAAGAGTAAATCAAGAGCACAAGGATCACAAAAAGAAAACTACGCCTCCTAAGGTTAGTCCTTATCATGATGCTAATTTTGATAGTGCAATTAAGAAATTGGGCGTTCAATTGGGTATGCTGACTCCTAGTGAGGTTGGCGTAGAGTTAAATAATAAAGATTCTGATCAGCAGAATTTGCTTGAGTTGAAAGACAAGTTTGAAAAACCTAAAAAGCCTGCAGTTACAGAAAAGACACCCGGACAACCCGGAGAGGGAAGACCTATGAATTCAAAGGATGAGGAAAAGAGAAAAGAAAAAGAATTTGCTCCACAGACAGGTGCAAGTTTATCTATTTGGGCGATTAATGCTCAAGAGACTATTTCTGAAATTGTTAATCCTATAATGTTGGACTTCTACGGTAAGAAAAATCTTAGAAGTTTATCTCATATGGAAGCGAGCGAGCTAGAAGAGGTTAAATCTAAGATATTATTTAATATCAAACCATACTCTGTTATAGATAGAGATTCTGTAGAACTTGTATTCAATAGTATTAATACTAATGCTAATTTAGAGTTGATGGGACATTATATAAATTGGCAAAAATCTATACAACAAGATCTTCCACACACCATGTCTTTAGATGATCAAAAGCAAGCGAAAGCATCTTTTTATTCTATGGTGTATACAATTTTACACAAGCCATAAGGTAAAATTATGAAAATATACAAGCAAGAAGTAGCTGATGGTATAGACGCACTGGTGTCTAGTCAAGCCTATATTACATACGCTTCTGTGGCAGAACCCTGTGAAGATAAACAGGCTTTTGCGTTTGACAAAGTCAAGAGTGTAGCAGCTATCGAAGACAAGGACTTATACTACGTTCAATCTATTCTAGTCAGTAGTAATTGGAATAAAAACGATGATATTTTTGATAAAGGAGAGGTTTGGAAAGCGAAAAGTACACCTGAAGACAAACCAACCAATTTAGAGCACGATGAAAGTGTGGTTGTAGGACATATTACTTCTAATTATCCTATTGATGATAATGGTAAGGTTATTCCTGTAGACATATCAGAGGACGACCTTCCTGATAAGTATCACATCCTAACAGGCTCTGTAATATATAGGGCTTATAGTGATCCTGAACTTAAAGCTAGGGCAGAAAATTTAATAGCTGAAATTGAAGAAGGCACAAAATACGTTAGTATGGAGTGTTATTTCAACAATTTTGATTATGGTCTTAAAAATGAGGCTACTGGAGAATTCAAGGTTTTAGCTAGAAAAGAAGATACTGCCTATCTTACAAAACATCTGAGAGCCTATGGTGGCACAGGCCAACATGAGGGTTACAATATTGGCAGAGTATTAAGAAATATTACATTTAGTGGTAAAGGATTTGTTGACAAGCCTGCCAATAATGATAGTATAATTTTTAGTCGCACAATGCTAAACAAATTTTTAGAAGAGAAAAACACTGATTTTGAAAAAAAGGGTGTAATAGACAATAAGCCGTTTTCTAAGCCGGAGAAAAAAATTATGAATCTAGAAGAAACCGTAGAAAAGATGAATAAAAAACTAGAATCGCTTCTAACGTCGGAAGCATTCGCATCAACATATACAAAGGCTTCAGATCTTGAGACTAAGGTTTCTGAGTTGGAAACCAAGGCACAAGAATCTGATCAAGCTTTAACCGAACAGACCGAAAAGTTCACTGCACTTGAAGCTTCAATTGCAGAGAAAGACGAGCTGGTAAAGGCTCTAGAGGAAGAAAAAGCTTCCTTGAAACAAGAGCTTGATGCAGCTAACGAAGTATTGGCCGCTATGAAAGACAAAGAAGAAGAAATGGCCAAGAAAGAAAAAGCACTGAAGAGACGAGCTTCTCTAGTAGAAGCCGGTTTAGATGACGAAGCAGCAGAGGCTGCCGTAGCTAAATTTGAGAATCTTGATGACGAATCTTTTGATTCTGTTACTTTTCTTCTTACCGAAGCAGCTAAAAAGATGAAGGCAGCAATGCCACCAGCTCTTAAAGAAGCTTTGGAAAAGAAGAAGGATAAAGAAGAAGATGAAGAAGCAGTCATGAAGAAGAAACCAAAGGCTTCCGAAGAAGAAACTGTTGCTGAAGAATCAGAAGCAGAAGAAACTAAAGAAGCAGAAATTGTTGCAGAAGCTTCTGATCTCGACAACGTTGAGACTGAAGATGAAGTAAATCTTGCCGTTGGTGGCGATGAAGAAGTTTCCGCAGTTGAAACGACTCGTGCAGCTTTAGTTGATTTTGTTAAGTCTAGACTTCAAACCAAGTAATTTTTAAGGGAGAATTAAACATGGCTCTTAAACCAGATCGTATCGAAACTCAAACAGACATCTCTTTTTTCTGCAATTCTGCAATCACAAGAGGTGGAGTAGTATCAGTTGTTACAGGTGGCTCGGGCGTAGCTATGGATGATGGTAACGCAGTTGTAAACTATGTTGCTAGTCCTAGTGGAGCTAAGCCAATCGGCCTTTTGCTTAATGATGTTGTCAATTATGACCTTACTCGACAGCATATTAATTATCATCAGGACGAAGTGCAGGTCGGTAGTAAGGTTGCTATTCTTAGAGTTGGTCAGGTAACTACCAATTCTATTACTACAGGCGTTACCAACCCATCAGCAGGTGCAGATGCATATCTCGCAGCTAATGGTACGCTCAGTGCAGTTCAGGCTGCAGGCGCACCTAAGGTTGGTCAGTGGCTCAGTGCCCAAGACAGCGACAACTATGCCAAAGTATCCATCAACATCACTTGAGATTAAAAAAGGGAGAAATAACTATGTCAGATATGAGTAATAAAACTTTTCAACCTACTCCAGAATTGACCGATCTTTTGGTCAGATCTGGATCACAGCAAAAAGAGACTTCTCTTGCTGCCAATGCAGAATTTGCCAAGGCTCTTGAGCAACCTCTTCGTCAGGGTGTCTTGAGTGGTAACATTCTTGATGGTATCTTTGAGCCTATCCAGTTGGCTCCTGGTGCTAGTCCAGAATTTCCTCTTGATTTCCTTGCTCCGGGCACCGAAAGAGATTTCGTGGCTTACACCATTCCTAATCATGGATATATTCCAGAACGTCATGTTGAAGGCGACTACGTCATGGTTCCGACTTATGACATCGGCTCAAGCATCGACTATCTTCTGAAGTATGCTCGTGATGCTCGTTGGGATGTTGTTGGTCGTGCCATGGAAGTTCTTGAAGCTTCATTCGTCAAAAAGATGAATGATGATGGCTGGCACACTCTTCTTGCCGCTGGTGTTGACCGTAATATCGTTGTCTTTGACAGTGATGCTGCTGCTGGTCAATTTACCAAGCGTCTTGTCAGCCTTATGAAGACCGTTATGCGTCGTAACGGTGGCGGTAACAGCTCCAGCAATAACAGAGGTCAACTTACAGACCTGTATGTTTCTCCTGAGGCTATGGAAGATCTTCGCAACTGGGGTATTGATCAGGTCGATGAGGTTACTCGTCGTGAGATCTATGTTGCTGATGATGGTGGCGGAGCTGTGAACCGTGTATTCGGTGTGAATCTTCACGATCTTGATGAGCTTGGTGAAGGCCAAGAATATCAAACATTCTTTACTGACGTACTTAGTGGTACTCTTAGTGGAGATAGCGAGCTTGTTGTAGGTCTTGACCTTCGCAAGAGAGATAGCTTCATCATGCCAGTTCGTGAAGGGGTTCAGATCTACGAAGACGATACCCTCCATCGTCAGAAGAGAGCTGGATTCTATGGTTGGGCTGAGCAAGGCTTTGCTTGTCTTGACAATCGTAGGGTTATCCTTGGATCCCTGTAAGCCTTAATCATTATTTGGTTTAATTAGAGGGCTGGCGTAAAAAGTCAGCCCTTTTTTTATATACAAGGTGTATCTTTAAGTGTACCCAAATTGTGAAGAGGTAAACCATGGCAGCTAGTCAATACGATTTTAGAATAGAGCAGGGATCTTCTTTTAGACTATCACTTATTTATAAGGATTCTAATGGAGCAGCTATAGATTTAGCCAATTATTGTGCTAGAATTGTTTGGAAGACTAATACGAATGTTACTCAGACTTTTACTACTGAAAATTCGGATTTTTCTACATATAAATTGTTTATAGAAACCCCAACAACAGATGGTAAAATAACCTTTTTATTACCAGCATCTACCACTAATGGATATAGTTTTAGTAGTGCTAAATATGATTTAGAACTACAAGATAAAGCTACAGACTTATATTCGGGTGGTGGTGGTAAAGAAACTTTCCGAATACTATACGGGAATATCACTATCGATAAAAGATATAGTAAATCAGACGACCTATTGGCTTGTACATCATGAGTTTTACAGTAGACGTTCAGCAAGAAGATTCGAAATTTATTTCTATAGAAACGTCTTTTTTGGACACAATAGAAACTGTATTGGAGGATGTAGATACAGACACTAAAACATTGGCTATCAATAACAATAATTATAATACTGATTTTGAATATACTAAAAATATTATTGATATAGTGGCGACTAATACCGCTTCAACCACCAATTTGATAGATGTTGAAATTTTTCAGACCTATGATCTTACAGTACAAACAAGCTCTACAAGTGAATTTATTGGTAATATTCACTATACTAGAGTTGATGGTTTGGAAGATTTCATAGAACATGGTAGAGAATTTGATTGTGGCACACCATAACGGGAGGCAATTATGCCAAGAGATA